ATGAAAACTAATTATGTAGGAGTAGTTGAAAAGATTAGAATGTTAAGTATGTACCCAAAAATGCTAGTTCGATTCTCATTAGTAACACAGGACGAAACTATAAACTGTATCGTCTCTAAATATGAACTGGCAAATACGCTACTAATGTTACCCGAACAATCTGAACTCGCTGTCTATGGTCATTTGAATAAACGAAATCAACTTGTCATTGATAAAATGCTTGTAAGAAAATCTTTAGTAAATGCATAAAAAATAAGCCTCACTCTTATCTAGAGAGCGAGGCTTTCGTTATGGACCATACAGGACTCGAACCTGTGACCGAACGGTTATGAGCCGTTTGCTCTAACCAACTGAGCTAATGGTCCTAGATTATTATCTAATTCTACATGGTTCTATTGATAAGTTCAATATATGGAGGTATACTTTTTTAAGGAGGTGTGTTATGCACTTTAAAAACAAAGAACATATAGAAAAATTATGCAATGAAGCAAATAAGGTATTTATTGGAGAATCTTTATCAGACTATCCAAAATATAAATATTTACCTACCTGGCTAAAAAACAAAAGTCTTTATTTAAACAGGGAGCGATGTAATTGTGCCAAACTGTATCGCGTTTACAAACGTGGTTCTATTGTTTATGTAGACTTTGGAATAAACGTTGGTTACGAACTATCTGGCAACCATTTTGCGATAGTTGTAAATAACCATGATAATCCCAAAAATGGTGTTTTGTCTGTTATTCCTTTATCATCTAAAGATAAGAAAAACTATCTTCCTCTAGGCCCCATAATTAATTTATCTAGCATTAAACATTTTATTGCAGAATCTGATAAGTTTTCCTTCAGGTTGAAAGTGTTTGTTCTATGCTCTATTCATTATGGAAAAGCTCCTGAAGATGCTCTGCAACTTTCCGCTGTAAAGAATGCTCCTGATATTACTACAGAAGAAGCTTTAGATCTTGCAAAAAAATTCGGATATGAATTCACTGATAATAATACCATCAAAAAAACTTTGAACGAATTGGAAGAAACCATAGAAGAGCACAAGAAAGTTTTTACTATATATCAAAAATATACAAAAGATTGCTTTGCCATGCCCTCTAATATCCAAACGATTAGTAAAATGAGAATAAAAAAAATAAACAAATATGATCCTTCAGGGAAAATGAAAGTCAACGCTACTATAATGAACGCCCTAGACGATGCGATTTTAAAGAACCTCACAAAAAAATAATAAGTTTTACTTGCATTTACCAATATAAGATTGTATCATTGAACTATAGAAGGCTATATCTGCCTATTAAATTTTACACAGAGGGACATAAGCGCCCACAGAGAATTTATTTAAAGTCACCTATATGGTGGCTTTTTTTTGTTCACTTTTTTTATCAAAAGAGCCACCTTGGAAAGGTGACGTAAAAATAATCAAACAATATCAAGAGATTTCCTTTATCTTATTCAGGATGAATTGAGCATCTGCATTAGCCATTCTAACATCAATTTTTGTAACGGACGTGTTCGGGTTGTAATCTGCAGTTTTTCTGTTTCTTAATAACCTAAATGCTTTTTCTGATATGTCTAATTCTTTCAAAACAACAACCTTGTCACACATTTCCCATAATTTTTGATGACTGCCTTTACCTTGAAATCCGTTATAGATACCTGTATATTCCCTTTTCAGCTTTTCGTCACATACTTTATATGCACTATAATATGCTCTAGATACTGCTGTTCTTCTGTAACATTCATCAGCTAATAATTCTTCTTTTTCTTCAATTTCCTTGGCAATTTCGTGATACTTAGAAAAATCAAACATCACTCTTCCTCCAATGTCACAACAACTTTGTTACCTTTAAATTTAAAATCTTTCAATTTTTCATCAATATGCAGAAGATTAGCATAGTCATTTTCAAAGGTGTTCTCATTTGTTTTAACCACAAAAAAATATCTGTCGAGTTCAGAATCAAACAATGCATTTATAGAAACATCTCTATTAAATTCGTTTTTTATTAATGATTTTACTAACTCTAGATCACCTTTTTCTTTTGGCGCTTCATATATAAATGTACCCGATGTATTTTCGTAAAATTTCGTATCCCTATTCTGCCCATTTTTAGTTATATTTGATAAATATGTCATATTTGAAACATGAGTTTGAGTATTGTTATTGGTTGTTGTTGATACCGCACACATGACCACTGGGATAGTAGAGAAAGCACTAACTTTCCAATTCATTGCCATAATCTCTCCTCCTTATCGCTAACATTTTTTGTCTACATAAAAATAGGTCCGTGCAGATTCACAGAGATTACTACTAACTTCAAGAGTATACAATCCTGTAGAAGAAAATTTGATATTATTTAGCAAAAAATTCCCTGTAAGATTGTTATCTAAAGGAACATCCAAATCTTCCGGAGTAGGTAGTTGCACCCTAGAATTAAAGATTTCTATGTCTTGACTTGATTTTAAAGAAATGTGTACATAATCATCAGTTGTAACAACGCCACATAAGTCAACTATCGAAAAAGTTACAAAAAAACTATAATTGTTTGGCAACGAGTCCAACGTTATTTTTGCAACTGGGTTTTCTAGTGTCAACCCATCTGGTTTTGCACTAGTACCTTCTGAACAAACTAAATTCGCTATTCTAACCAAAATAACCCCACCTTATATTCATTTTTAATATGTACTATACAAATAATAACAGTTTTAATTGTAAAATAGCAAGCTTTTATCAAATATATTCAACACTTTAAAAGAGCCACCTTGGAAAGGCGACGTAAAAAGCTCATATCCCTACTCCCCAAGGATATGAGCATACCTTGACTATTATTCAAGGAGTGACTACTTAAAAGTTACCACTTTTTACTTATTATGTAAAAGAAAAGAGCCGCCTCAATTAAGGCAACTCTTTTCTTTCAGAATAAATTTGGAATTACGTCTGGTATTAGTATATCCTATATACATATCAAAAGAACGTTCTACAGGAACATCGTTTAAAAAATACATATTATATTCAGAAAAATAAAAAAAGAGGCACCTCGAGGAAGGCGCCTCATGAGAAAAAATAAGTGTAACAATATTTTACAGCACTCTTGCATATAAGAGTTATAAAATGGTGTACCCTCATAATACTACGAATGCCCTTATTTTTCAGTTCTCCAGGAACCAGTTGTTGATTCTATCAAAAGAAGAGCCCTCTAATTTAATAGAGGGCATGAACGAAGGCGCCTTAAATGAATAAAGCTGAACTCATTATATCAAAATAAATCCCCAAAAAACGTTACTGACGAACACAAGAAGAAGCCGCCCATCAACTGCGACTTCTTCTACCAGAAAGTATCTTTTTTAGGTGTATGTCGTAACCTAATATGAGTATACCTCATATAAAACGTTTTCTACGTTACTAAGGAACATAAAATACATTGTATCAATTTATATTTACATACTATGGAAATAGTCCTTCAGAACTTATCCATAAATAAGTTTTTCAACGCTTGGTGTGTAAAGCCAAATAAATCCATCAGGAAATTGAACATGTGATAATGTTTTCCCTGCTGTATTTACTTGTTCTGTAATCACACCGACTGAAGCCGTTTGAAACGCAAAGTAGTCACCCACCTGTAATTCTTGATCTTTTGCATTTTCTCCAGTTGCTGGATCAATTTTGTCGATATACGCAACATTGATTCCATTATCTGTCCAATCAAAATTAGGCTGTCCTAGTACGTCATTTTTCACTTGAAAAATGCCATTCACAAGCTGTACATCATCCACTCTGTAGCCGTAACGTCGCTTAGTAGCTGGCGGCACTGGAGAATCAGAGACAACAGAAGAATGACCTTTTGCGTGTGCGTATTTATCCCAGGCCTCTCTATCCCCATAAAATATATTTAAGTCTAAACGACCGTCCCATCCAGGCAATTGACCATTCGATGTGTATTGATACATGGTAATAAATTCCCAATACGGTACAGATGGTGGCGTAGGTTGAGAATACCCTTGAGGACTATTCATACCATAATCAGCTAACCACAAGCCATAATCCGCGTTTGCGATAATACTAAAGTCATACGATTGTAAGATACCAGTATAAGTGTAAAATAGCGGAGAAACACCCGTTTGCTCTTTCACAGTATCTAACCAACGTTTTGCCCATTGAACATCTCCCTTGTTTGTACTTTCCCAATCTAATATGAGAATCGCTTTGCCAATGTAGCCGTTGATATTTTCTAAGAAAAAAGCAGCTTCTTGTTCAGGAGTTCCTTCAAACCCTACTTCATTCGCAAAATGATAGATCGCTACTTTTTTCCCACTACTAATTGCCTCTTGAAAAGCTCTGTCACAATCTGGGTTTACATAGCCAGTCCCTCCAGTTGCTTTGATAATCACACAATCTGCAGGAACCCCTTGGGCTCCTACATTAATCCCTGCTTGCCATCCTGAAATATCAATTCCATTTAATGTCATTTTACTTCACCCTTCCCTGGTACTTGTTTTTCGCCATCAGAAAACCCCGGTGTCGTATGGTCCACAACAATTCCTAAAATGGATAGAACCATAAACACGGCATTCACTACATCTAACAACTCTTTATTAATCACATCTGTTTTAAAGTCGTAACCAAACAGTACTGCCAATACTTGGATTAAAAGTAATACAGCAGGCACCATGGTTAACCAAAACTGTTTACTCTGAATCCTAACTTTCCAATTAATCATCTAAAAACATCCTTTCAATCGTTTATTTAACGCTTTTTCTAACAAAGCGCCTTACTGATTAAATCTACTACCAACGCGGTAAGAGGGCCCGACAACGCAATCCCTAGAATCAGCTTCCAACGGTTTTCAGTCGCTAATTTCTTTAAGTCAGAACTTCGGGCGGCCATCTCTTTCTTCAATTCATCCGATCGCCTGTCCGCTTCTGTATTTTTATTTAAAATTGCGTTTAGTATTTCGCTATTTTGTTTCATTTGTTCCATATTTATATCTCGAAGATGCTTATTCGATTCTTCTATCTTAGAAAAACTTAACTCAACTGTTTTTTTCATATCTGACATCTGCGTTTGCAAATTTTCAATCACTCGATCATGTCTTGATAATCGTTGTTCATGTTCTCTTACTCGTTTTCTTAGTGCCAAAGTCTACCACCGTCCAATAAAAAACCGTCTAGCTTTCACTAAACGGTTCCCCACAAATTTTTGTGTATTCTTCCTTGGTTAAACAATTCATATTCACGTAATCAACTAAATCCTGTTTTGTGTAGCAGTGCCAATCGTAAAATTGCTTAATATTATCGAATCCTGGAAAAGCTTTCGTTTTCATATTAGTTTACCCCTTTCGTAAGTTCAGCTACTTGCTTCATTAACTCGCCAGTCATTCTTTGTGTTTGTTGAATCACTTGATTCTGCTGAGAAACTTGCTTCGTTAATTCCGCATTTTGCTTTTGTAAAAGTTCCAATTTCGTAGGTGGTGTTGGTTCTTGTTTTGGGACGTTATCAGGATCATAAATTAATTTTGTTCCATCCCATCGATAATAAAAAAAGTCTATAGGTTCTTTATCCACTTCAAGTTCAACGGATTTCGGCTGTTTCGTTTTAGAATAGCCTTGTAAATACCCTTGAATATCATCAATCCAAATTTTCATATACTCATCTCCTATCCTTCATAAATTGCACTTAAAGCAAATGCTTTATTCCCTGTTCCTGGCTTATCACTGTCTGGCGCATTCATAGGACTGCCTGTAATTTTTTCATCTTTAATGTAGAGATATTTTTTTATAAAATTATCGTAATACCCATGCAACATAAACACAACACCGCCAGACCCAGGATTATGCACGTGTTGTTTTGGTACAAAGAAATAGTGGTAACACGCCCCATTAAGCGTGCCATCTTTTGTATATTCTTGAAATTGAAATATCCACCCGTTTTCACACTGTGACAGAGACTTAGAAGGAAACGTACCATTTCCTACATCTGACCCATACCATGCCCCTGTCCACAATGGGTCTTTTTTCGTAATTTTTTGATACAAGTCATCTGTTTCTTGCTTTGTATATACATTTTTCGAATTATTTTTCGTTTCTAAAATTTCACAGACTTCATCTTTAGTATAAACATTTTCTTTATTCGCATATAACGCAGCAGCATCCGTTTTCTTTAAAAAATTATCGTTTATTTCCTTTTTTGTACATGAACTACCTACTGCTGCAAATGTTTTATTAGCTTCTTCTTTTGAATAAGCCCCTACTTGTTCAGAAGTTACCTTGTGTGGATTATTCAACTGCTTAATATGATTATCAATGCTTTTATGTGAGCTTTCAATTCCATTCTCTACATAATTCATACGTTCAGAGGTCACAACTGCGCCTAATGCTTTATTTTCTTCTTCTGTTTTTAGTTCATCGTATGTTTGCCAAAACTGCTTTTCATAAGACATAAAAACACTCCTTAATCATTACTGTCTTTATTAGATAAAACTGCTTTTAAAGTTGCATTTTCATATTCTAACTCTGTTATTTTTTTTAATAATTGATCAATTACTTGTTCTGACGAAATTTCCATTTTTGTCACCTAAATCCCTAATTTTTTTTCAAGTATTTCTATTTTTTCTTGTTGATCCTCAAATAGTTTAATTAGCTGTTTATTAGTCAAACTATTCAACATAATCTGTTTATTAACATCTAAACTCAAGTAATGATCTGCTTGCTTACCTGCTTCGTTTATGCATAAAAAAGGAGAATGCTGAGCAATCAATCCGAGCTCTCTTTCGTTTGATGGTTGCTTTTGTTCGTCTTTGGTTTGATAATTTTGTCTCCTATCAAACTCAACAAAATCCAATTTTTTTGTTTCTTTAATTCCATCAACATCAGTTGCTTTAATATTCTCTTTCAGACGAACATCTGATTGATTGGTAATTGAAAAACCATTCATATTCAAATTATTATAAAAATTAATTGGTGTATTATTAAGAACCGAAAGTCCGCCACGAATTACTACTCCTTCTTGTTCTATTTCTACTCCTGATTTAACTGTTGATCCGTCCATATAGTAAAAATTTAGAGGTAAATTAATACCCCTTAAAACAGTAGCAGGTGAATCAGAAGCAAAACCTCGACCAAGTTGAAACTCTGTACGTTTTACAATCCCTTCTCCTGAATTAATGCTAATTCCTGCTGAAGTAGACATCACCATTGTTAAAGATTCATTATTGACATTAGCAGGGTAAAAATAGCCAAAATCTTTACCTGTACGATCTTTAAATTTTATTTTCCCATCGTTTATAAAAATTTTGCCATCTGTACCGAAAGTTTCAAAGGTACTACCTGAAATATTTACTCCTTTAATGATAATTGAAGATAAAACACCCGAACTAATTACACTAGCATCAAGATTAACCACACGGATTTTACCAGCATCTAACGTCCCGACGTTTATTGTTCCTGCATCTACAGAGCTAATCATAGAATGAGTAATAATCGCATCATCTATTTTTGTTTGGTTTGTTAACCAAATTTTGGACCCTATAATTTTAAGCCATTCTTTCCCATCCATTTCTTTACTTAAATTAATCGTCTTGACAATTTCAGTAGAAGGAGTAGAATTTTCAATTTTAGCCTTAATGTCTTTATCTAAAGCAGTCGATGTTTGCATTACCCATTTGCTATCTGTATATATCCAAATTTCAGTATCCGGACCATTAGGCTTAAACCACAAGTCTCCTTCTTTGGGATTTTTAGGTTCATCTATACCATCATATACATTATTTTTACCTGCGGCATCTACTCTAAAATATAAATCATCTATTTTTTGCTGAATAGGTCCTTTAAATTGGGTAGTTTGTATAGAAATAGCTTTAGTATCAGCTGAACTCGTACCTTTCAGCCCCCCTCTATATTCTAAAGAATAACTGAGATGAGGACTCTTAAATTTATTTCCTGCCCTGTCAAAAAATGTAATCCAATCTCCGACTTCTAACGCTGGATTACCTCTCCAAGAAAGATTAAATGGATAAAAATTTAAATTTCTTAATTGTACATATATATCATTTAATAATGATTGAGTCATAGAATTATTAGATATTTTTATCTGAGCACCTTTATCCGAGCCAGCTTTAAGCAACTTGGTTTCACTACTACCTTCTTCATCAGATCGTACCTCGCAAGAAATACCACCTATTCTATACATCAATTCGTTCTTTTTTAGACCTTTCATAAAATATTCGCTAGGCGTTACATGAAATAGCGGATCTATCAATTTTCTGATAGTCAAAAGTCCCTCTCTATTAAAATGAGCATATCCACATTCAAATTGAGCTATCCTACCAATGGCTTGTCTGTAAGTACAATTTTTAGGTGTTTTTATTTTAGTCGTACTCAATCCGTTAAATGAAGATAAATCAGCTTTAATACCAGCTCTATTCGCAATATCAATTGCAATATTTCTAATCGTTTCCGTTTCAGGTAATTTCGACTTATATATTCCTTCCATATAAACAAAACCATCTGCAGCTTTTATCGTAGTCTTTTTTTCATTTCTATCTGGATCAGACTCTCTGATATAAAACGTACCCATATTGACATACTCATACTCAGTTGGCCTATATCCAACCAATTTTGCTGTACCTACCTCAGAAAATCCTAATTTTGCAGGATTAACCGGACCAATATCACTCTTTGCATCATGTAATACAACACCTAATTCTACTACAACTTCGTCCATCTCTTTTAATTCTGAAATTACCGAGCAAAACTCTATTTCTAAAGAATTAGAATACGTAGAACCAATTTGTAAACTTTCACCAGCCATTGCTCCATAATCAAGTTTCAAATAATTAATATCATTATCCGTGTATACTTTATTTTTTGATGTTATACGAGCAACAATATTTCTATCTAAACTTTTTATCTTTTCTAAAAATCTTTCGGATACTTTTAACATAGCTACTCCTTTCTGTCTACTGCTCGATAAAATTCATTTCTAATCCTTCCCACTTCAGTTCTTCAAACTTATTATTCCATGAATAAGAGGGAGCCGTTCTATCTCCAACATAAAACGTTTTAATCCTTTGTCTTCCAATCAAAGGGTCCGGATATTCAACTTGAAAAAAATTACTTTTTACAGCTTGCAAAATGGAAGAAACCTCTGAATCACTCAGAGGTCCCCACTTCATTGTTAATTTGATTTTCTCTGCAATTACATCTCGCACCATTTCTCCATTAGCATTTCTACCGCTGGAATCAGCATCAATTGATTGTATGCCCGCTGAATATTCTTTGGGGTATCGAACAGTTTGTCCATTAATTTTTAACACTCCAGACATAATTTCACCTCTATATTTCAAGCGCGTTATAACCAATTTTCCGATTATATTCATTAATGCTAGAAATAGCAATTCTAGCAAAATTTTCTCCACCTATATTTATAACTATATCACCATTCTGACTTTGTGAAGCAGATGCCCCAAGAGAACTCACTAAGGTCATAATTGCATTGACCAAAGAATTTTCTAGTTTAGAAATGCCGTAGCTATTTACATTCTTTGGAGATGAATCGTTAAAATCGGTATTATTTATTGTACTTTGTGGATAAAATAATTGATCAGGCATGCGCAAATTTTTAAAATCTTTAAATTGATTCTCTGGATTAAAAGGATTTTCTCCCGCAGGAACAACCATCTCACCTTTATGAATCATCGCTAATTGATCCTCAGGTACCCAAGGTGTTCCTTTAGCATATCCGTGATTATGACCGATAACCTGAAGCATCCCTGTAACCCCATATCTATTTTTTGCATAGTTTATAGCTGCTAAAGAATTGTCAAAACCATTAAAAATATCACCATGCCCAGGAAATTTATATGCATTGAAAGTAGCAGATATAGTTTGAAGTAACCCTTTTGCAAGATCTCCAGAAATTGTATTTACATCAACATACCCACCTTGTACTGCTTTTTCATTTCCTCCAGATTCAGATTGTACTTGTCTTAGCCAAGCTCCGGTGTATACTTCGTTAGCAGGCAAACCATTCATACTCAAAGCCTTTTTAATGACTGACCTCCATCTTTCAACGCCAGTTCCTTTTGGCGATTCACTGCCCTCATCAAAGAACTTCTTAACAAAACCTACTGCCCCTTCGGTCATCTTTGATATTCCACCTTTAGCGATTGAAAATGTAGGTTCCAATACTCCTGTTAAATCAGTAAACTTTGATATAGCCTCATCTAAGGCTTTTTTAGGATTAGTTGCATAATCCCAAATATTCGAAGCTAAATCTTGAAGGCTATCTAACCATCCGCCGGTTCCATTCGCGTAATTAGGCAATTGATTTCCTGGTATAACTTGTGTCCCTTTAGGTAAGTTGACTAATAAATTTCGTTGTTTAGGAAACACACCCGCTGTCCCATCTGGTAACATAAACATTTCTTGATAACGACTACCAGATGCATCATTGACCATCGCATATCCTCCTGGATGCCCATCGGTACCGTTAGCATATCTAGGGATTGTCCATGCGTTTAATCGTTCACTTGAGCCAACTGCACCTAATACCCAGTTTATACTATCGATAACTCCGTTTACTGCATCTCCAACAACTCCAACTATTGCATTTCCGATAGCTGCTGCACCTCTTTCAACAGCATATACCCCATTACGTAATCCTCGACCTATCTCTTCGCCCATTCCAGATGCCCAAGAAGTTACATTATCAAAAGTACTTTTAGCATCCGATTCTATGATTTCAGCATAACTACCCATTTTATTTTTCATGTTTGACCATGCGATAACAGCGTTATTTTTTGCATTATCTGCTTTATCAGAAATAGTATTGTTTACATTTTTCCAAATATCGGCTGTTTCTCTTTTGATTTCAGAATATTTTTCTGAAACAGCATTTTTAATGGTAGATACGTTATCGATAACTGATTTCTTTGTATCTTCCCACTTTTCAGAACTCCATTTTTTTACACGATCCAAAGATTCAAATACCGATTTTTCAATATCACCAAAATTTTCACGTACCCACCTGCCTAGTTGAGTTGCTTTTTCTCCGATTGCATCCCAGTTTTTCCACAGCAATACACCTGCAGCAACAACGGCTCCTATAATTAGCGTAATCGGTCCTCCTAAAATACTAACTAACGCCCCAAGGGCTTCTACTACCGCTGTAAGAAGTTCACCAAGACTTCCAATTTCTGATAAAAAGCCAAATACTTTAGAAAGAACCTCAACAGCTGTTGTGAGCGTGCCTATAATCTTAATAGTGCCAACAAAGGTTCCAAAAGCTAATACAAAATTAGAAAACTCTTCTCCATGATCTTTCAACCAATCTCCTAGTTTAGATAACACACCACTTAGTTTATTTAAAAAATCAACTACTTCTCCACCTACCCACTCAGCCAAAGGTTTCAATATATTATCCCATAAAAAATCAAAATTCGACTTATTGGCATCAATAACTCCGCTAAGCAAATTGACAGCTTCTTTGAGTGTATCTAAAAATGCTGGTATCAAATCTTGGATAGCATAACTTGCTAAAGGTAATAACACGTGCTCATAGAACCACTCTATTCCTCCGCCAACCTTATCCGCTAATGGACGAATGCTTTTAAGCAACTTGTCCACGCTACTTAACAATGGTGTGAAATCCAAAGTTTTCGCCCATTCAGCAGTAGCTTTAGTTATACCGTTTATATGTCTTAAAATATCATCAACCATTCCAAGAATTGTTGAAAAAATTTCTCTTCCAGTACCATTTGCTTCCCAGGCTTTCTTTAATTGATCAGCAATACTACCTATTATATTAAATATATTCGTATAAATTTCTAATATATTTGCAGCAATTGACTCGCCAGTACCGTCATTCCATGCATCTCTAAAAGCAGTCGCAACACTATGCAAAAGTTCTAAGATAGAATTAAACATATCAAATATAGATTGTATAAGGGCCGTTCCCCTACCATCGTCTTCCCATGCGCTTCTAAACGCACCGGCTACGTCACCAATAATATTTAACACATCTGCTAATAATATTAGAAGGTTTTCAATAAATCGTTGCCCTGTTCCGTTAGTCCATACTTCCATAAATGACTTGCCTATAGCTTTTGCCAATCCTATTACTTCTTTTAAGGCATAGTTCCAAGCATCTATTACCTTTTTACCTTGGTTATTCCAAGCATCTTGAAATGGTTTTAAAAAATCTTTAAGCAGATTTTTTAAATTTTTAAGCCATGCTGGCGGTTGATAGTCACCTGTTGCTGCACCAAAATTAGTAGCCGGTTTTTTGTGTTTATCTAAGGCAGGTTCATCATCTTTGTCATTGTTAATGCTCAATTTATTGATTTCATCAAACCCCATCAACACTCGCTCTAATTTTTTTACTTTCTTCCTTGTTTTTTCTGCAGCAGCTCCGGTATCTTCTAATGCCTGAATATCATTATACAATCCATTAGCACCCGATTTTGCCGCTTGATAAGTAGTTCCGAAAATAGATGCTATAAAAGCTGCAAATTGTCCTGTAAGTGTTGCAAGTGCATTCATTAACGTATTAACCGCTGGTAAAATAGCTGTATAAATAGGATAAAAAGCAGTCATAAGATTAACTTTGATTTGATTTAAAGAATTAGAAAATTGTTCATTCGTCATAAAAGCAGAAAATAAATTTTTAGCCAACCCAGATATTGCTCTTCCGATTAATTGGTACACAATTAATGATGGCAATAATCCACGCATCGAATACCCTAACTGTCCAGTTCGACGAGACATTCTTTGTGTTCCTCGATTAACTTTATTACTTGTTAAAGAAAATATACGACCGAATTTACTTACAAAACCTAGACTATCTTTAAAACCATTACCTAGTCCTCTTGAGCCGTGGGAAAGAGCATTCTGCATTCGATTGAAGACTCCACCATGTCTAGAAAGCGCTCGCTCTGATTGTTTCAGTCCGGCTCCTGTTTTAGTAGCCCCATCTCCAGCAGATCCTGTTCGAATTTTTGAAGAACCCAACACAGTATTAATTCGTGCTAAAGCTTTTCTCAATGAATTAGCTCTATCTTCTGTTTTAGCATACTCTTTCTGCAATCTATCATTATCAGTAATTAATTTATTCATCTTAACAGATTGTTTTTGAATAGATTCTGCCGTTTTGTCTGATGCAGGAGTATCTTTAAATTCTTTAAAACCATTTTGAAAAGTACCTTTCGGAATCCTTTGATCTTCATACGTGCTTTTTAATCCTTTTATTTTCTTTCTCATAGCTTCTATTTGAATTTCATTCAGTGCCATTTTTTTCACAATGTTATCTAAAGAACTTGGCACCGAGTCAAATTCAGATTTTATCCCTCTAGCTAATCCACTTGCTTGATCATGAAATTTAGTCATATTTGCCTGCGCTCTTGCGATCTGCTCATCATATTTAACTGTTTTTCCTGTGTCGCCTTTTGCTGACGCATCTTGTCTCTGTGATTTTAAATATGCAACTTTCTCTTGCGCTGCTTTTGCTTGACCCATTTTTGCATTAATTTCATTGACTAAAGCATCTACTTCCTTAGAAACCTTCGGCCTCGCTTTCTTGATTCCTGCAGTAAAGTTATTTCCAATATCGCTTGACGCATCTCTCGTTTTTTTAGAAATAACATTAGTCATACGTTCAACATTTTTAGACAATTCATCTAATTGCTTATTAAATGATTGAACACCTTTTTCTATATTTAGATTTTTTTCAGTTTTATCCATGCTAACTTTTGAAGTACCTTCAATTTTCTTTAACATAGAATCAAACTTAGGCCATACTTTCTCCATAGCTGCATCGATTCTTGATAAGTTAACATCTAGCAGAACTTCTAATGTTTCAAGTTCTATCGCCATATTTTTCACCTACCTTTCTTCAATCATCTTTCGTTTCCTAGTTTCTTCAATTGCTTTTGCGTTCTTCATTAAGATATCCTGGTCATGATGCATCAAAATTTCTTGATCATTATATTCAGTAATTCCCTTATTAACCAGATTTTCTATATCTTGTAAAAAAGGATATGCTTCTTCAAACTTAGGAAATTTTTTGGGATCATTAAAAGCATAAACTGCCAATTTTTGTTGCGAATAATCAAACATCGCTTTTTCTTTCAACTCATTTTCTTTACGGACTTTATTAGCTTGAATTTGTACCATAAGTTCATCAAAAGTCATCAGCCAGTATTCAGAAGCTGGAATACCAGCTTCTACAGCTTGCGGATACATAGCTTCTAGCAACTCACTTAAAGTAGTGTATGTTACAGCATGCTCTCCTCTTCGGCTACTTCCTGATCCAGCGATTCCCCATCGGTCTCTTCTTTCTCCGCTTTTTTCTTTCCGAAAAAACCAGATTCATCTAAGAAATCATTAATTTCTGTAAATAGATCCATTGTTGTTTTCCCTGAATCAATATATTTTTCAAACGCATCTACCATAACCTTATCAGTTACCCCACTCGTTTTATTTGCCCCTTGCAAAATGATAAGCAAACTATTTGCTGGTGGTAGCTTTAACTCCCCTTGTTTTTTTACAAACAACCCCATAATACCTTCATCCAAGCGTTTTTCAATATTTAAAATAGATTTCCCGTCTAATCGCAATTGAAGTGTTAAATTTCCAAATTCAACCTCTTTTGTTAAAGGCATAGCTACTAAATTATTTTTTGACATATATATTTCCTCCTAAAATAAAAGAGCAAAGAATTATCTTCGCCCTTTAAACTTTTTATTGTTATCTAGATAAATCAACAGGTTATTTTCCACTTGTATTGGATGGCTCTGCACTTTGTTTATTTTCTAACTTACCAGCAGGTAAAAATTCTGGACCTTTGGAAACAACCACTACTAAATTAAAGCCAATAGCTTGATTGACTTCCGCTCCATCGAATTTATAATCTGGCTCTCCAGAGAATATAGCTGTTAGACCATCAGGATAAGTAATCGTAAAGTCAAACGACTTGCCGGATTTTACCATATCATAAATATCTTTGAAGTTTGTTCCTTGATAAACAATAGCAAATTCTAAACTTTCACTGTCTTGCAACCCTTTAATATATGCTTTTTTTTCTGATCCTAAATGTGTTACTTCTACTTTTTCAGGATCTGTCCCCAATGCTGGAATGGACTTAACAGCTGCGATATCTTTTGAAGTTCCCCCATCTTTATATGACAACTTAGTGCCTTTTGATAATAGCCCTTCAAATGCTGGTCCTCCAGCAAATAGTTGTAAATCTAATTTTTTCATTGTTGATTCCTCCTAGTTTTCATTTTTGATAAACATATTTTGTTACATTGTCAACTACACCCGTTAGCTCAATAATAACTCGATGCATATCAGCCGTGTTTGCATCTTTACTAGTACCAGTAAAGCCTATAGAATTAAACTTTTCTAAAACTAATGACGACAATCCAGTCAATCCAGTATTTCCATATAATTCAATAGTGATCATCCAAGTTGTCTGCAACTCTTTTTTTTGTGCGTCAACTTCTTTTGGTTGTGAGCTAGTTCGATATATTGCTGAAGGAAACGAGGTCCAACTACTTGGATAATCAGTTGCAACTTTCTTAATCTCTTTAATCTGCGTAAGTATTTGATAAACAATAGGTTTCAAGTCAATCTTATTCATAATTTCCTCAGCCTTTCTTGAACATGCTTTATATATATTTCCGGAGCCTGTTCAATCATTTCTTGAAGAGACGGATACAAGAACGGCCTTGATGGCTGACCTTTAGTTAAGAAAAAGTCTTTACCTTGAATCTTAATCTTTGGAATACCATACATAGCTTCTAAGTCTGTTGCTACTTTTTCAGCTGGGATAAACCAAGGTTTCCGGGAATAGACTGGCGTGATACCTTCAGGTAAATTTTTAGAACTCGCCTCTCCAATTTGGCCTGTACCAAATTCTCTGTATCAATTATGTTATCGTAAAGGCTTTTTATCCTCTACTTCTTGCTGTCGCCAGTAAGTTCGGCATATATTTTCATCTCAATAGAGACGTCGCACACTCTTGGGAAAATTGTATTCTACACTTTTTGAGTAAACAAAAAGCATAGGTTCATCTCCTATGCTCTACGGTGCTAATGACGCTTTAATTTCATTAGTTACCTCGGTATTGTCTTATTTTTTAATTCGTTTAAACTTCCTTGATAAAATATTTTTTCAGGTGGCAAACCTCGTCTGTATCTTTCAGAAAGGGTGCTCAATTTAATTCCTAACCTTTCAGACCACCCTGTCATCGTCAGTATTTCTCCATTGTAAGTAAGCAGGGTGTTATCTTTTCTAACAAAATTTTCTTTTTCGAACAGATTTGGAACTGTTATTCCTAATCCTACTCTATTAGACAACGTCCCATAAGGAATTCCTAATTCCTCCGACCATTGTTTGAGAGTTTGAACCTTCCCGTTGTATTCGAAAAACAAATTATTTCTTTTGTTATTAGCTTGTTCTTTCATAGTCACCCATCTGCAATTAGAAGGTTCATAGTTGCCGTCAACATCTGTCCTATCAATTGTCAAATCATCTCGATAACCATTAACAATAGCCCAACTAGTAAACATTACTACATCATGCCATTCCTTACAAACTTTAATACCTCGACCACCGTAGCTTGAAAAATGCGAATCTTCTTCATTTTCGCATCTCTTAATCATGCCTAACCAAATATGATAGATTCTTTCTCTTGCAAGTCCGTGTTCTAATCTACCTTGTCCTTTAGGTAAGTTGATTTTATTTTGTTCTTTTTTTAAACAACCACAACTTTGGATAGCACCACTTTTTAAAGAATCCGTCCTAACAGTTTTTGTATTTCCGCAATCACAAACACAATCCCAAAAGGTTTTTCGCCCGCTTCTTTTTTCAGAAAGTTTAAGAGCTGTAAGTCTGCCAAATCTTCGATTAGTTAAATCTTTTAAACCAGAACCTTTAACAAATTGACCTTTAATATTTCTAGTCATGTTTATCACTCCTTGATACCATCATACCAGTACCGAACTCGATAAACAATAAGAGTTTCACCGATTTTGTGCAATTTAATTACCTCTTAGTCGCCTAAAAGGACGGCATACATTTTACCGCTTGTTCTTTATCTGACCAGACACGGCCAACAAGATGTCCACTCGCATCGACTACGACTTCATTTTTTAAACTTCCTAGCAGTTCGCCACTTCCGTATTTAACACTAGAAGCCAAGCGTAGTTCTGCAGCTCCCTGAATCAATTCTGTAAGTTCAAAAGTTGCATCCCATGTAGCATCAGATAGCACCTTTGTTACTTTTTTCGTTTTACGTTTAAGCCGCTCTAAACCTCTAACTTCAACACCCATTTAAATCACTCTTTTCTTTAAAATAATATTCAAATGTGTTGAAAAAGGTTGAATTGATTCGATAATATAGTCTGGATCTTCTGTTGGTCCAACATATAAACAAATACCATCTTTTTCATTTTCATAAGGTTTTAATTGGTCGCCTTGGTACTTACAACTTTTAATGTAGGGTAGTTGTTCTCCATAAATAGCAGCTGCTACTTGACCTCCTGCAGACTGTACGTTCATTTTTAAAGATTTCGCTTCTTCTTTATAAGAAACGAGGTCGTTCCCTTCTTCATCAGGAACAACCTTTCGTTTTCTTAAATAGACAATGCTCAAATCACGTACTCTTAGCCTCATTTTAAAGACCTCACATTGGCCACTCTATATCGATTGAGTTTGGTTTTTATTCTACTAGGAATACCTACTTCGAAACTTTGAGAAACGCCACCTTCTGAACGAGAAGTCTCTCCTTCGTTCCCTTCCATATTCCTTTTGAAAACATACAAATCTTTTACGGCAGAAATCATGTTACCCACTAACTCATCACGGTTACAGTAATCTAGCGCTTCATATGTGGCATCTCTTAAATCATCTTCTAAAATTTTCAATTCTGTTTCGCTTGTAATATTAAATTTACGCCCTAGTTCTTCTTTAAGCTTATCTAGAGCGCTTTTATTTGTTAAATTCATAAGCCACCATCCCTTAAATTGGTTGAGCTTGGAACACTTCGTCAGCGGCTGCAAATGATGGCAACGCTGTTGCTACAGCTTTTGTCCAAGTTCCAACAGGATCGCGCGTCTCATCATAAATACTTGCTAAAACATTTCCTACTAAACTTGTGTCTACTGAAGGGTCTCGTGTTAAGCGCGTCTCTTCAGCTGTTGGTCCATACAATGTTTCCCCAAGCAGGTCATCATTAAACATTGCAAATTTATTTTCTGGGAAATATTTTTTAACTGTGTATGAACCATTTGCTTCTTGAACCTTATATTTTTCGTCATACGTACGAATAATTGGATATCCATGAGTTTCCATAAATGAATCTAAATCAGCTTGAGATACAACACGACCGGAATCTTTTCCAAAAATTGCTGAAATGATTTTAGGATGCGTCGCAAGTGCCCGGTATACTTTTCGAGAAGTCAAAGCACGCGTAGGTCTGTTATCTAGGGCATCAATCCAACGTTCAATATCTGCCAATGGATCAGATTTTTCATTCGTCCACACATTTGTTCCTGCCAACGCTTCTTTATGTTCCTCTGGAACGTGATAATCTAAAGTAAAGTTCAACCCATTTTCCTTAACAGTCACTGTACCAGAAGCTAAAACCTCCATGCGCATAGCCTCCACACGAGCACGAACACCTGCAACTAATGAGTCTACATCATTGTATACTTCACCAATAAGATAGTCTTGTTCAGCTTGTGTACGAGGGTTTTCTAATGCAATAATATCGGTTTCTTTCATTTGAATTTTACGTTTAATCAAGCTAAGTTCTAGTTCTTGTTTATTTGCAATACGACTACCAATTTCTGCCTCTGTATCAAAATCATGGATAGAAGCTGCAATAGGAATTCTACTTCCCCCACTCAATTGATCTAATTTTAATGAAGGTTGCTTTCTCTCTGGAAAAAGAGTTTCTCCTAACAATGGATTGTATTCCCGATCACGTACGTAATTTAAAATATCATTTTGTGTAAATAATTCTGTAATTGCTGGCATTTAAATATCCTCCTATTTTTTAATTATCTTATTTATCTTGTTCAACTGCTTTAGCTGTTTCAGATGGTTTATTCGATTTAGTTGGCTCAACAGGGTGCTTTGTTTTTTTATTAGCATCTAAAAACGAAACATTTTTCAACGCTTTAATCGCCTCATCTGTTGGTAAAACAGGTAATCGTTCAATCAATACGTACCCACCTACTAACACAGCCACTGGTTGCGGACCTGTTTCTGTATCTACATTTACTGGATTAAACACTACCCCAATCGCTGTTCCATCATTCGCTGGATAAATTTCTCCTGCCTTATATGATTTATCAGCTTGGTATGTGAAATTTTGGTAATTTGAACTTGCTAAAAAATTAATATCTTTTACTGTCTTTTTCGATTTAACAAACATATTTTATTCCTCCTAAATGTTATTTCCAAAGATTTTTTGGCGACTCTTTGCGGCTGTTCGCTTGTTTTGCATACTGACTTCCAAGTGATCGTTCCGTTGAACCTCCGCCAGCTGCAGGACTATCAGCAGAATCTACTAATCTTAAGTTGACCGCTTTCTCTACTGCTTCAGTAAATGCTTTAGACATATTCTCATATGTTTCATTTAAAGCCTCTTCTTCTCCACCGTATAATGGGGCAAGGACTTCGGAAAGTGAATCAGGTAATTTGTCCGAACTTAAGCGTTTGATAATTGTAGCTTCATCTTGATCACGTTTTAAAGCTTTACGATCTGCCTCTAATTCTTCTCTCTCTTTTTGGATTTCATATTGAGTCTGCTCTTCTGCAGTCATTTTCCCTTTTTTCTCTGCTGCTTCAATACGCTTTTGTGCATCTTTATCCCATTTTGTTTTCGCGGTCTCTAATGACTTAGCTAACTTGTTATCAAACCATGAATCTAAATCAGACTGGCTTTTAAAAGTAATCGCTTCTTCACCAGAGGTTTCTGTTATGCCATCACCTGCATCATTATCACCTTCTGAAAAAAGTTGTAAATTCATTGCTAATTTATTAGAGCATAATCCTCTAACAAATTTGTTCATGATTTGTTTATTCATTTATAATTCCTCATTTCTATCCCATACACATCAAAATATTCTATAACAAAAATCGCCCCATCCACACAAATTGCCCAGATACGGCGGTGTTCCTTTGTTATTTAGCTTTTTGACCCATACACGATTATATTTTGGTAGTTTAACGACAATTCCGGTCAAAAATAAAAAGCCTAACGATTGTTAGACTCTTTTCTTTTTAAATATTCTTCGTAATCAGCATCTAAATGATCATACGGATCTTCTTTTCTCTCCATTTTCATGTGAAACCCGCATCTAACAAAAACGATAGTGATCGCTAGCGATAATCCTATGATTGGCAGCCCAATCACTACGGAAATAAATTTTAATAGCATTTTATAAAAATCCTCTCTAAAAATTGTTATGTTATCTATTCAAATATTCCATATCATTTCAATAGCTAGCTTTTATCTTCTTTTTTTTTGTTTCTATTTCTTCATCTGAATATTGTTCTTTTAACTGGGATATCCAATTATTATATGTCGCATCTTTTGAAATAATAAATGTTTTATCTTCTATAGGATCATTTGCTATACGATTCCCTTTCGAAGATATATTTTCAATATAAATAACTGCAATAGTTCGACACCACGGGTGAAAAGGTGGATAATTACCTTCTGCACCATTTACTATTGCTTCAGAAACTTCATATACTTTATCTTCATTACTTTTCTGTTGGCAAATATTCGAGGTTCTTAAATCTAGTATAACTACTAATTTATAATGCTTTATCCCCCTATCTTTCCATGCTTTTAGTTTTGCTTGGTTAGACATATAATTTGCTTCAGTACGAATCAAACGTCTTGCAACACCAATAGATTGGTCAAATTCTTTTGCAATTGCTCGAGCCATTTCTTGCTCAGACATACCTGTCATAGACTCTACAGTGAATAATTCTTCTAATCGTGATGCTAATGCCTCAGTGTCGCTCCAAATTCTTTTTGAATAATTAGACCCATGCCAATGTGACTCGAGAATTCTTTTAGTATATTGAGTAGAAAGCTCTTTAAATCCATGTATTTCTTTTTGCTTCTGATTATTCCAATCCGTAAACTTAACACCTTTTTGCTCAATTTTTCTTATTATCGCTTCTGATGAAGCTTCTTTATATGATTCATGGATAGCATCTATATAAAAATCTGTCTGGTTTTCTAGTTGTATATCCGAAAGTTGTTTGGAAACTAAAAAAGACTTAGCTTTTAAATCTTCTATACGTGTAATTCTTTCTTTAAACGCTAATGCTGTTAATTTATTTTTAGCACTTTTTCGCATCTCCGGATTACTAATATTTTTTGCTAATCGTTTTAATTCTGTTAATTCTTCAATTGGAACATTACTGTTTAATACTGCTTTTAATTCTTTTTCTTCTATTCCAGTCTGATTTTGAGCACGTTTAAACAATTCACTTACTTTAGAAGTCAAATACTCTTGAGCACGACGATAAGCAGCAGAAACAACACGCTCAACTTTATCAGCATCATTCATCAATCTCTGTTCTTTGGAGAGGTTTCTTCGTATCCAGTAGCTTAATCTTTTTTTCACCATCTAGCATTAATAATAGAGTCACATGGAAGAACACCTGTAACAATTCCCAGACTATCATATGAACTCTTTTCAACATTAGGTTGAATATCTATATTCGATTTAATACTAGTTATTACATTTTCAGGATACATAGCAGCAATCTCTTTCATGTGGCTTATCAAACAATTCGTTAAGCTCCTAGAGATGACATCAATTATCGGCCCTACTTGTTTATAAAGCTTTACTGACAGATATCCTTTTCTATGAATAATGCTGATTTCTGTATGTCTTTGCAACTCATTAGTTATTGCAATAGCAATTGAAGATACTGCTGCACAGACAATGTCTTTCCCTTCCTCATCAAATTGCGCATGCCCTTCAATTGTGTATTCAGTGATAGAATTATTCATCTTTTTAAACGTTGCTACTATCATTAACCATTTCCCCATTTCTCATTAGTGTTTTTAATTATTCATAAATCCCCTCACCTGGAGGATTATCTAAATCACTATGACTCATTCCTTTACCAGGATTTCCCAACGCTCTATCTCGTAGTTTAATCGCTTCCTCTTTTTGTTTATTTAGCATGTCAATTACTTCCTGTGGATCATCAATATCATCAAGCCATCCTAAACTAATCAATAACGGTATAAACTCTTGAGATTCCTTTATCTGATTAATAATATCAGATCGATTAATTGGTAAATTAGGCTTGAATTTAATTGTAATACTATCTACGTCAACATTTTTACCTTGAACGTATAAAATGTTCTGCAATAATTTCAACCTCTGGACTATTCCATCTTCAAAATATCCCACCTTAATTGATAAAACCAACAGCAATCCAAAGAGTTTATACTTCATAGCTTCCCCGCTTTGAGTACCTGCAAAATTTTCATCGTTAAGATTAGGAACATAGGTTGTTTTATGGAAGTCATCCAACAAAGAATCAGCTAGTGTTTGAACTTGAGTTTCATCAAATGTATTTGTTGCGTATTGTAAATCACCACCATCTTTCTTCGATGGTGCTTCTATCGCTAGTGTACCGTTAACTTCCTCAGGTTGTTTATCTGGCAACCCAAACCCAAACATTACCATTATTGCTTTCACAAAGTTCTTTTTGTCTTCAATTCGATCTGTTTGAAGCTGATTATACTTATCAATTTGTGATAATTGTTGCTCATAATCACCTTGTTTTTCCTCGTTGTTTCTAAATTCAACCACAGGAACATCTTTATAGTAGTGTTCTTTATACTTTGGCTTCGGTTCTAATAAATTTGCTTGGCTAAGTTTTTTTGTTTTTGAGCGATAGGTAATCCTACCCTTTTTAGTGTATATAGTGATTTCCCAAAACTTATTTCGTTTTAAGTCTCGTTTTCCAACCATTCGTACAGCAAATAGTTTTGTACGGTCTACAGTATCATCAACAACTAAAAACATTCCTCTTGGATCAATCCACGTAATTTTTGGAATTGCATTTTTACTTTCATTTGTTTCATAATCAGATGTAGACAAATAATGAAGTTCAAGCCCTACCCCCATTGTGGAGAGCCCTTTTTCTAATTCTTTGTCGTGCTTCTTAATCTTCATTCTAGTTAAAGCATTAGTGATTTCAGTAATATCTTCACTAGATGAATATGAAACCGGAGCCCCCACCATGAAACCAATCATCATATCAGTCACATATTTAGCGTTATTAACAAATACTCGATCCATTTCATGTGGTGTTTTCACAGTTTGTTTATTTATTTTATGAGGTTTTCCTTCATAGTAATCAAACAGCATTTGTAATCGCGGTATTTCTTTTTCATGTTCTTCAATGCAATAATTAATCACCTCAAAGCTAGGATTGTTAATATCTCCCGCTATTTCTCTATCAATTGCTATGGCCATTCTTTCACCTTCTTCGTAACCATGATGGTTGTTCTTTAATTTTGGCAATTCTTCTTGGTGGCTCGTAAAACGCTAACGTTAGCGCATCAGCAATATCTGGACTGCCAACATTGCGCTTTTTCATATCTTCTTTACTTTCTAAACGAATTTTTCCATTGCTAGTCATTTTAAATTTACGTGTGCTCAATTCTTTGATTAAATTTGCATCATCAGGAAGTTCTATAGTCGGCCCTTGACCACTAATCGAGTTGGAAATGTTTTGTTCTAACAGTTCTTTAACATCCCCCCATATTTGTGTTCCTTTATTTGCATAATAATCGTCTGTGGAAGATTCTCCATTATTTACCGGAATTACTTCATAGGGAAGTTTTTCATCGCTAATTACTTCTTTAAGTCTGTCAGTAACACCTCCACCAACACCTGTATCATCTACTTTGATGAACACTTTTTTTATTGTAGGATAGTTATCTATCATCCTTTTCGCCGCTTTTAAAACTCTACCAGTGGTTTGCATGGTATCTTGCTTACTATATTTTTCAAATAGTAGTGCTTTAGCTCCGATTCGAGGGAACACAATCGTTGAGTCATCACCAAAACGAGCCACATCGACACCTATGTGCCCTTCTCTAACATGTTTTAATTCTGAATCAGAAATATTAATATCTTTGGCAAACTCAACAATTTCAAGGCTGATAAATGAATCAAGTGCGCCTTTGGGAAATTCACCATAAATACGAACACGAGCTACATCGCTATTCTCACCATACTTATCGATGATCATTTGAATATTTTCTTTGTTAGTACGTTTGCTATCGTAGCTAGATACTTTGTGTGTTCTGTACTTGTCTCTATCTGTATTATGCGAATCATAAAAAACCCCTTCAATATTGTTGGGGTTCCCACACATTAGTAATTTATTGTCAAATCCTGAAAGAGTACCTAATATTGCTTCCATAATGGGATCAGCAACACCTGATGCTTCATCAACCACTATTAACATGTGGTCTTCGTGAAATCCTTGCATATTTTCTGGTTTAGTTGCTGTTCGAGCTGTAGCAAACCATCTTTCTGAATCGCCAACCATATAAATTTTCGTCTTGGTCCATTTAAGCAAGTCTTTAATCAGACTATTATTCAGCCACTTAGCCACTTCTGCCCAAAGAACATCGTATAATTGTTTCATTGTTGGAGCAGTTGCTATCACTTTCGCATATGGCCGGCATGTTAAAAACCAAAGAATAGCTCCAGCCTCCAACGCCGTTTTTCCAACACCCTGCCCTGATCTAACTGAGACTTTTGGGAATTTAGCCAAATCATCCAAGACCTTATCCTGCCATTCATCTGGATCAAGATGCAAAATATCCTGACAAAAAGCAACTGGTTTATCGTAGTAATAATCAATTGCTGCACCAATATCGGCAAACGGAATAAACTCTTTATTCATTTTCTTCCACCGCCCGCTTATTTGCTGCATTTATAACTGCTTGTTTCCAAGAGTCAGCTTCATCGTTAGATGATCCACCACTTAATTTGTCTGTCTCAATTTTTATCTTCTCAATTTGAGCCTCCATTAAAAGAGATTTTTTATCAGTCGACAATAATTCTTTTTGTTGCTTAATCGCCTTTATTAATTGATTGCTAACACGAGTCAACGCATCTTCAATCGCTAAGATGTCATCTAACTTTCTGAATGTCTTACGAGTTACTTGTACATCTTTTAAAACTTCTCTCTTAACAGTAACTATTTTCCCATCAATTACCGATGGTTCTTTGACTTTCCGAAGCTGTTGTAAACGTTCAACTTCTTCATCATTTAAACCAGACTCAGCTTCTTTGATACGTTTAAGCATTCTATATTGGCGAATTTTCAGGATTCTTATTTCTTCATCCAAAATAAAAAAAGGATCATCATTCATAGTAGAGTAGATGTCCTTTTCTTCATCTGATAGCAAGTCAGCAAATATAGTTTCATGCTCACCAGTTTTAACAGCATTCTTATTTCTTTTTGGTGGCGAGGCACTTTCATTTCCTTTGTTGCCGATAGCATTTTGATTGCCTTGGGGTGCACCCCTATTTGTAGGTTGCACCTCTTTGGTTGCACCCCCTCTTTCCCATTTATCACGTTTCTTCCATGACTTCAATGTGTTGAGAGGTACAGAAAGCTTCTCGGAAATATCCTTGTACTTCCAACCTTCTTCATAATATTTCTTTGCTTGTTCCTTTTTATCCATCCGACATATAACACCACCTCACAATACTTTTTAATTGAGTTTTGTTTTGTACAAAAATAGACACCTTCCAAACATGGAAGATGCCTTTTTCTGCATAATTTTACTGGTATCAGTATATACTATTTATCAATAAGCATTATAGCTTCTTTGTGTTACTTCAATATTTAATATATATTTCCAATAGCTTTCCCCTAAATTCTATCGTGACCCTTTACATATCATCGTTTATAAAATAGAAAAAGCCAACACCAATAAGTAAATAGTATGGTAAAAAAATTGCTTGAAATGTTTGCAATAAACATAAAGAAGTTATTGTAACAAATAATAATAGACTTCCTCTTTTTTTTCTTAATTTCATAAAGAAAGGATAATTACTATATTTCTTAGAAACAAGCGAAACAGAGGAGATGGCTAACATTAATATCAAAAAAGGTATCATACACTGTCCTTTCTACCCTATGCCGAATATATTTTATATATTCCTGTGAAGTAAACATCCATGTTGACGTAATCATTCATATGAGTATTGTTATAATAGTCTAGATCACTTCTCATCTTTTGGAAATAAGCAGCTCCTATCGCTCCAACTGCTGAACCAATACCAGCACTAGCTAAACCACCAAGCGCTCCAGCTAACCCTGATATAATGGAATAATTATCTAAATCGTGATCCATTTGGTAAACTGCATTATTACTTCTAAAATAATACCTAGTTCCCCACCAAAAATTATCATAAGTATATCCACCAGAGGTATATAATCCGGACCGATAAGACTGAGTGACATAAGTTTTAGTTGAAGGATCTAAAATTGCATTCTCTTTTTTTATTTGTTTATTTGCTATTTCCATGGCATCATTAGCTTGTTTTATTTGATTTTCACTTACACCCATATTAACAGGTAATTCAAGTCTGTATTGATTGTTCTCGACAACTATATATTTATCAAGAAGCTTAACTGTATTAGTTGTTAAATCATCAAAATTTTTAATTGAGTTAGAAACAAAAGTATTTTCTTCAGCATGTGCGACAATCCCAAGTGCTCCGGGAGCAACAGCAGATCCTACTGTTAATAATGATAACCACAAAATAAGCATTTTCTTCAAATTACATCATCTCCATTAAAATATTTTTAAAATGATACCATTTTATTGTATCATTTTAAAAATAAATAGTACAAATAATTATATATAATTATTTACAACATTGCTTTATCAAAGACAAAATTTTCATTACCTGATATACTTTTATTGGGTAGTGACTCCTTGAATTTCTGACTAATAGCATGTTATATTCACAGTATGGCATATTATCACTACCCACCCGCTAGTTTCCATAGGCTAGCGGTTTTTTTATATTAAAAGAGACACCCTGTAAATATATGCCTCATCACGTCAAACTAATTTTGATTATTCGTTCTGCAATGATTCCTTTTTCAAAAAGTATCGGATAAAATCTTTGCCAAATTTTGAAATCATTAGTTTATCTCTAGCTCTTGTTTTTACATTACTGTGGCTTGAAAGTCGTTTTATTTTAGTATTTTTACCTTCAGCAAAACTAACTAAAGTGGCTGTAGTCTTTCTAATATCATCAATTGCGTTAACCATACTTTTCCAATCTTTTACAATTTTATTGTCATAATCATTTTCTAACAATCCCATTCTAAAAAGATTTTGCCTCACGGCTGCATATTGAGCTTCATCAATATCGAATTCTTCTAATATTTCCTCATAACTCCTAGGCTCTTCTGTATCATAAAACGTGTACGCAAGATCATAACTTAATTTTAGCGTTGCAATATCCAACAAAGTTAATTGATCTAAAGTATTTATATATAAATACGCTACATCAAAAGACGGATTTTCCATCTTTAACAATTCTGAGTATCCATTTATCATATACTCTATTTTTTCATCTTGTTTTGTAAATTCTGTTCTTTCCACAATATACTCAAAAATAGTATCAAGTATTTCTTTATTCTCATTCGTTTGTTTAGAAAAATTTTCCGATAATACCTGTTGTTGCTTATTTAGTTCTTCCATAAGCTTATTTATATTAGCAATTTTTTTAGACTGCCTATAATTCGCAATTGCAGGTCCAATAGCTGGTATCATTGTTCCACTTGCTTCTAGCATAATATTAGCACCTACCTCCGCTCCTTGCGTTAACGCTAATTTTGGAATTTCTTCCTTAGCTACTTCTTTTCCTACTTCAATTGAAGTTTCTAAGCAACTTTCAAATAAAAACTCTTTTATAGCATCAAGTTTTTCGCCCATAATAAAACTAACCTCCATTAATCTATTGATACCTTTATTATACCAATAAATTAAAATAAAAGAGACACCCTGCAAGCGGATGCCTCCTCGTGAAGGATAGAAACATCTATTGACGTTCCTAATATATTTAAGTAGTGTTTACTACTTATGTCACTGGCAAGGATTTGCACCTTGCATGATGAAGATTATATATCCAACTGGTATGCTTCTGACAGCATTCCCGACGTAGCTTATTAAGCGTGTCGTTCCCATGACCGAGGAGTACCTCACCTTATGGTCTAAGCGTCTACCTATTCCGCCACAGTGACAAATCAATCAAACACCAGCAAAAAACAATTGATCAAGTTTATCCTAAACGTACCTAGCTACTACTATATGAGTTTAGGAATTGCTCTCGTGCGTAAGCAGCTGCCGCAGAGTTCTGGTTAATGCTTATCTTCAGATGCTGGGTTAGAATACCGCGCCTAACCTCGCTCACTATGCTTTATCCTGCATCAGGTAGTTACTGCATCTCTAGTAACTATTTATCAATTGATAACAACAAACGGAGCTAAGAAGGGACGCATGCATTCCCGCGTTTGCCTTTATCTTTCGATACTACCATAATAACACCCAATTCCGTACAAAAACCGCCAACTTTCCGCCAAAAAACCGCCAAAATTTTCATTTATTTGTATGCGATTAAGCGTCCTAATCTATATGCTTCTGCAAATTCAATTAAAGCTTCTGACTTCATTCTTTGAATGCTTCGCTCTGAATAGCCTATTTCTTGAGATATCTTGTAATTAGAATAGCTATCCTGCACACAAAAACTATAGTGTAGTATTTGACGGCTTATTATACTTAATGACATCAAAGCCGTCAGAATCGCATCACGCTCTGCTTCGACGTCCATCATCTGAACCAAGGCATCTTCTGCTTTGTTTCCATGTTTTGTAGTTTTTGGCATGTCTGTAATGATTGGTGAACGAACATCTACTAAGGAACGACCAGCTATTCGGTCCAAACGTCTAAAATTTTTCAACACGGCTCTCGCATTGGCTCTAGTCTGACTGAAATCAACTTCTTTTAACAATTGAATCAAGTTAAATCGCTCCTTTTATGTTATAATATCAATGTGGTTGGTCGGAGCGATTCCGACTTTTTTTATTTTTTAGAATTTTGAGTGCCGTTTGCAATTGCCTTTTCTTGCAAGCGACGCTTTTTCTTTTTAATTTTTGATTTTGTTTTCCCCATGCTATAACCTCTTTTCATTTTGTTTCGACTAAAATGGCCCAAAACCTACATTTTCGATGGCCCTTTTTGTTGGTTGCAAAAATCAGCTAATTATTGTAAAAAAAGTTGCAATAAGTTGAGAATCTAGTGCCGCTTAATTACAAAATATAAACAATCAAGCCATCCTTTTTGATAGTCACTTGTAGGTAATTCTCGTTCATAGTTAAACGCAGCTCTTAATGACTTAATATATTTACGTTCACCAACGATGTAGCCTAACAAAAAGTAAAGTATTAAAGCCAGTATAATTAAGATATCTTCCATCTATTCACCATCAACTTTCATAGCAAACGGCCAGTAACGTTCATCAATTACTTTGATTTCTTGTTCTGTTAACGGTGTTCTTGCTCCACTGTTCTGAGACGATAACCAGAATGTTTTGTTTAAAACTTTATCTACACCTAAATATTGTTTTGTAGTCGTGTCAAAAACATAATACAATTGCTCTTTCTCGACTTCGTAGCCGTTTACCCAAGCCTTGAAAAATAAATCAACATTTCCATCTATCCAGCACGCCAATTCATCACTGTCAACCTCTTCAAATGATTGGTCAAAATACTCATTTGCTAACATTTCAAGCGCCGAACCATATGATTCGATTTTTTTCGCCACAAACTTCGGCACCACGACTTTTTTCGGTTCGTCTAATAGTATCACGTGTGACAACGAATCATAAACGCCTTGTTCATAACCGTTGTCATAGCTTAAACTTTCTGTGCTACATTCTAAATTCTCTAATATGTCTATCAATTCTTGTTTATTCATCGCTAATCCCCCTTGAAACTGTTAAAACAGTAGACAGATGTCCGTTATTACGCAAATATTTCAATAAGTCCTCAGTATCAGATACATCTTCATCTCCTCCGTAATAGATGCTTTCAATTATTACAGCTAAATCTTTATAGCTTATTTTTACTTGTTTCATTCCGCTTCCTCCTACGCCAAATTTATATCAATAACTCTCTTAATAATTTCCCACTCATTTTTAGAAATGGTAAAATCATGTTGACTTTCATCTGCTGAATTCGTTGTACATATCGCTAACTCTCCATCTAAAACACTGAAAAAAACACTTGATTCACCACCTGAATGAACTTGAGAGAATTCGATTTCACCGATGTTTAGACCACTTTTTTTCATAGCTGTTCCTCCTATTGATATACATTTATTGCTTTGCCATAACAAGTAGAATCACACGCTTGATAAGTTAATTGCCACTTATCATTCATATCAATTTTTTTACCGCATTCTACACACCTGACATTCCCATCTTCGCTATATCCGTTTGCGATTAGCCACTTTTTGAATTGCTTATTTTTTTGGCGTTTATTCAACAAGATTCCTCCACTTCGTTAAATCCACAAACTAATGAGTTCATGTTCCAAATGCCTCCGCCTTCAATAGCAACTTTTCTTTTGTCTTTCTCAGGAAATTCAAGAATCAACCCTTTTCCTAATACTGATTTCACTACTAAGAATTGATTAGTATATTCGGGAATTGCTGTACCAATATATTTCACTTTGTCACCTGGTTGAATGCTCATACTCATTCCGATACCTCCTAAATCAAGCCGCCGTCAATCAATAATACTTCGCCGTTTTCTTCAAGATTTTCTAACTGATTGAAAGCTTCTTCTGCGCCAGTCTTGTCACCCTCTTCAGTATGACTTTTAGCAAGCATTTTAAACGCTTCGTATTTATCAATTGTTTTCATATCATCGAAAAATTCTTTTTCGTCTTCTACTTCGCAAACAATATCCTTGTAAAGTTTTAAACATTGTTTTTCATCTTTAGCAGCGATTAATGCAAAATAAGGTTCTTTAATTTCGTAAAATTTCATTCCGCTTCCTCCTCAAAATCAGCAGTCTGTAAAATATGAATCAACTTTTCTACTTGCGGTGATCTCCAAGCGGTCATAGCATAAGTGTGCGCTTTGCTAGTGTAATGATAGTGATTACTTTTCAAGTGTTCTTTCGCTTCTCGATTAGTTAAAAACATTGTATCTGGTACTATAAATGACTCGCGATTAACCCCGTGAATTTCATATTCAGAAGAATCATAGTATTTGTTTATCGATTCAACAATATTCTCAATGTCAGCAAAATCAAGTTCACTAGAATCCATTAAATCTAATTCTTCTAGTATCTCGTCATAACATTCTTCATCTTTGATATAATCCGCAAATTGATTTAGAGTCCAATTGATGCCCTCGTTGTCATAAACTCTGTATTCGTCAGCATATTCCATAGGAATAATAACCCAACGATAATCTCTGATTACCCAAAATCTAGGATCAGCTTGACACAATTTATCTTGAGTCAGTAACTCATGTTGTAACTCTTTTAAGAATTTTATCTCTTCAGATTTCATAATTACCCTCCAATTCCCACGGAAAAGGCGTTCTAATGGACCAGACAGGTACAGACCTATGACCACAATCTCGCCATTCTAACCACCAGCAACTACGGTTCTCATTGTCTTCGTCTACTCCGAAACGATATCTAACAAATGCATCTTCAACAATGTAAGGTGTATTTTCGTCAAGCATTAGTTCTGACCGCCATTCCTCTATTGCTTGTTCCCTGGTATATTTTTGTTTATTGAAGCCCATCCAATTATTGAAATCTCCATTAAACACTTCAAAGTCAAACTTGCTTCTTCCTTTAATTGCCATTTATTTGACCTCCAATAAATCTGGGTTTTCATAGATATTACCTAAAATAGTTATGTCGCTAGACGATAAATTAAAATTATGCAAGAATATTTCTTCTAAATCTTCTGCATCTGGCAAACTCATTGATACAGGAATACCATCAATTTCGTTTGGTATTTGCTTAGGAGTGTCGTACTCATATTTGGCATCTTTGATTATCCATGCTGTTCCTGTTTCGTCTTTATCAACTACACCAACCATATGATTTTCTTGGTAATATCCCATCGGCCACTCTTCCCAAAAAATATCAATGATGTCGCCTTTAAAAACATTTTTTTCTTCATTGTCTTTATAAGAATCGGACATATAACCTTTCAATCCAGTTGATTGTCCGACTGTTTCCTTATCAATCAGATAAACCGAATTTTCATCTGCTTCATTTACGATGGCATACTGGCCAAACATAAAAGTTAAAAGGCCAATATGCCAGTTACCTCTTTGATCTCTTGCTCTAAATTTTGGAATCATCTTCTTCACTCACTTTCTAAAATAATGACAGCTGTTCTCCAGTTCATATAAATAGCCCCATTGGGATATTTGACAACATTTTTTTCTGTGCAACTTCGTACATCTCTTTCTTTATTTCAAAGCCATAAGCATTTCTATTGAGTTCTGCAGCCGCTCTAAGCGTAGAACCACTGCCAGCACATGGATCAATTACAACATCTCCATAATCTGTAAAAATTTCAATTAATCGTTTAATAACAGGTATTGGTTTCTGGGTCGGATGTATTTTTGGATAACTGTTATCCGTTTCCCATTCAAACCAATTTAGAACCATACGGCCGTCGTTATTGAATTTCGGAAGTTTTTCTCTGTAAAGAACGAGCGCATATTCTGTAGCCCCTACGATTTTCATATTTGCTTTTAGTACCTGAGGACTGGATTTCTTAATAAAAACTAGTGGAATGTGATTTTTAAAGCCGTACCGTTCACCATAGTCAATCACCATTTGAAGCTGTTGAAAGGCACAGAACACAATCATAGCTGGCGCTTTCCCTACTTCTTTCGGTTCTTTTTTTAACATTTTTGAACAAAAGTGCATAAATTCTGATATTCTGAAATTTTCATCGGTGTCAAAAAAGCTTTTATTCGCTTTATTCGATTCTCCATTTTCAATTTTTCCGCCTTCGTACCATGCAGAACTTGATGCATATGCATTTTTGCCTAGATTATAAGGAATGTCTGCAATAACTAGTTGTGCTTTGGGTATTCCATATCGCTTATAATTTTTAAAATGATCGTTAAATAATTGTATTTTCGTTTCTGTTTCTCTCTGCATAATTTCAAAGGAGCAAAAAGCTTTTTAATGCGGCCACAAACTCCACTCCTTTCTGATTATTTCGATACTACATAAAACCCATCGACCTTCTTCAATCTCGGAGAAAGCCCTAAATGGTCCTCTACATAGTTTCTAAACCCTGAAGCGCTCATTCCTAAAACTTCGCGGATGCAGGATACTGAATAACCTAGGTTACGCAACATCACATATTCTTCAGGCGTAAATTTTGTTGCATGAATTTTTATAATTGGCTTAGAACTTTCTGGAGAATCACTCCCCACAAGTAAGCGTATATCCTGTACTTCCTCGCGCAATTCTTTGTTTTCCTCCCAATCTGGATAGCTCAAAATAATCGCATTCAGCCGCTTCATTTTCTCTCGTTTCCATTTACGAATATCTTTATTCTCTCCAAAAATTACGCTGTTAAACTTTACCATCACGTTTCCTCTTTTCGATACTGCCTAATTCTTTCGCAGTTGCACTTCCTTGACGATTGCACAACGGACAATATTCTGCCAATCTTCTCCCAAATCTATCCTTCTTCTCATAAACAATTCGCATGTCTCCGCAACGCATACAATTTACGCTCATTATTCAGCACCTCCCATTAATTTTTTACCGCCTTTGTTAAATCAAAGCCTAATGCTGTCTGATACCCTTCAACACTTTCTGGTTCAACATGGTAACGATAATTTTCAATATCCATCCCACTGGCTTTAGCTACCTTCTCTAAAATGCTCCCTGACCAGCTTTTACGGTAACCTGCTTTCCTGTTTGATTTAGGATTTACACAACTTCTAGCGCCTTCGTCTGTCGCTTCACACGGAATGACGAACAATGCTAATCTAGATTCATCTAAATATAATTGGACCCATTCAGGTTTATTTAGTCGTCTCACAACTGGACCACTTAAAGCTAGTCCACTTTTCGAAATCGTAATACACTCTTTTCCTTCTGCTCCAAATGTTCCTGGTAATAATAAACTTGCTGTATTGATGTTAAATTTCATGTGCTTGTTCTCCTCTACTTTGTTATTTTGTTTTCTCTTAATTTTATTTTCTATTTCATTCGCCATTCGCCAATTTTGAAAGGTTGTTGTGCCTAGCCCTAGGGCTTTCTTAATATCTTTTACTTGATAGCCCAAATCCAACAAGCGTTGGTATTCTTCTTTCGTCAGCTTATCAGGATCTAGCCTTGGCAATGGTCGCTTATCACCTATGCGATCAGAATTTAATAACGTAGACAACCGCTGGACCTCTCTCACGATTTCTGGATTGTTCATCCAAGTATCGTCGTCGCCTGTAAGAGAAAGAATTTTATGTCGAATGGCTTGTTTTTTTGCTTTGAGTAGTTTGTTTGCCATTATTCCCCCTCCAATCTCATGATTTCAATTTCTGTTCGTGGGTTTAAGCTATAGAGCTTTTGACATACCATCACAGCTATTTGACCGTCATTTTTGTACAAAATGCCTTCAGCAGCATCTGTGACTGCTTTGAAATAATTATCGAGGTCTGGTTTTTTGTCGCAGTATTTGCGCTCTAATTTCACGTCTAACCGTTTCTGTTTATTACTCAGGGCAGATTTAGGCGGATGGATATAAAACGTCACATGTGCGAAAATTGGTCCTTTTTCAATCAACTTTGCTCTTGATTTACGAAGATAATTCTTTACTTGATTTTTGTATTCTTT